GCAATCAAGAAACCCGGCGCTTTGAAAAAAGAATTGGGCGTAGCAAAAGACAAAAAGATTCCGTCAAGCAAACTAGCTGCAGCAACAAAGAAACCCGGTGTCGAGGGTAAGCGGGCTAGGCTTGCGGAAACCCTTAAGGGGTTTAAAAAATGAGCATAATTTCTTGGGTTTTGGGCTTGTTTAAAAAGCCTGTTGAAGAAGTTAGTTTTGAAGCAGCTGTTTGCTCGTCTTGGCCTTTCCCTGTAGAAAGCGAAGCGGTAGAAAAACCGGTGAAGCCAAAGCGCAAGTATGTACGCAAAACTGCTACAAAAAAGCCAGCGACAAAACAACCGGTAAAAAAAGTAGCTAAAAAGAAAGCAAAATAATGCCCAGCCCTTTACTGTTAGCTTCACGAAAAGCGAATCCACGTAGCTCTGCAATGCAGACTGTGCAAACTGTACCTACTCCTACGTTGACTTCATCGCCTACACAATCAAAACCTTTAGCGGGCTCATCCCCAACAGTTTCCCCAGCAGCTATGAAAAAAGGTGGAAAAGTTGCAGGTAAACTAGCTACACGTGGTTACGGAAAAATTAAGTAATGTCAACTACCCAGTACACATCAGGCACTACGTCATTTAATTTAGATTTGAATGACATGCTCGAAGACGCTTTCGAGCGTTGTGGTCAAGAGCTGCGTACTGGGTATGACTACCGTACGGCACGAAGAAGCCTAAACCTATTAACAATAGAGTGGGCAAACCGCGGTATTAACATGTGGACTATTGAGCAGGGTACTATTAACTTAGTGCAAGGTCAAAACACATATGCGCTGCCAACAGATACGATTGATTTACTTGAGCATCAAATTCGCACAAACGCTAATAACACTTCGAATCAAACAGATATTACTATCTCGCGCATCAGTGTATCCACCTATGCTACGATCCCAAATAAGCTCGCTCAGGGGCGCCCAATCCAAGTCTGGATACAACGTATGTCCGGCCAAACAAATGCCACTACGTACACCCTAGCAAGCGCAGCAGCAGCTACAGATACAACGCTCACACTTACTTCTACAGTAAACTTAGCAGCAACCGGTTTTATTCAAATTGACAATGAAGTAATTCTTTACGGCAACATTCAGGGCAATACGCTCAATGCTTGCGTTCGTGGTCAAAACAATACAACTGCATCTGCCCATTCTCCCGGCGCTTCTATCTATGTTCAAAATCTTCCAGCGGTTACTGTTTGGCCAACGCCAGATGGATCTACCCCATATGAGTTTGTTTACTGGAGATTACGCCGCGTTCAAGACGCTGGCACGGGTGTTAATGTCGGCGATATACCGTTCAGGTTTATCCCCCCGATGGTTGCGGGATTGGCTTATTATTTATCTGTTAAGCTCCCGGGAGTAGACCCACAACGTATTTTAGGTTTGAAGCAAGATTATGAACAGCAGTTCCAGTTAGCTGCTGAAGAAGACCGCGAGAAAGCCCCTGTTAGATTTGTACCCCGCAGGATGTTTTTGGGCGGCGGTTAGGGTAGAATATGCCTAATAAGTTTGCATCAGGTAAATATGCGATTGCCGAGTGTGATCGGTGTGCTTTTAGATATAAGCTGGTAGACCTTAAGATTGAAATTATCAAGACTAAGCCTTATCAGTTAAAAGTCTGTCCTACCTGCTGGGACCCTGATCAGCCTCAGTTGCAACTTGGTATGTACCCTATTAATGACCCACAAGCAGTTCGTGAGCCACGTAGAGACTTAAGTTATGTACAATCAGGCTTAGATGCTGACGGTTTTCCAGCTGGCGGTAGTAGGCAGATTGAATGGGGTTGGAACCCTGTTGGTATGAAGTATGACTTTGGTTTAACCCAAAATACTTTAGCGGCCAAAGGTGTAGTTAATAGTGTAACAATTAGTTAAGGAGCCAAAAATGGCAAGAGATACAGGAATTGAAAGTAAGGGCAAGACTAAGGGTAAAAACCTAGGTGATTCTGGCCCAAGCGTAGGTATTCAGAACGGTAAAAAACCAGCTAAAGGTATTGCTGGCGGTAAGACTAATGATGATATGCTCAAGATGGGGCGCAACCAAGCTAAAATTAAAGCAAATGGAAAATAATCATGGCTAAAATGACTCCAGCAACAAGCAAAAACAGCCCAGCGATTAAAGTCGGTAACAACAAGAATACGCTACCAGCTGAAAAGTACGCTACTCCGCATGATATGAGCGGCAACCCAGTGAGCGGAGGATTACCCGCCGAGTCTACACAAGACGGCTCAAGCTATATGAACGAGATGAAAATCTCTAATGGCAACGTAACTAAAGGCCCATCTGCCGGCACTAAAACTGAAGGCGTTAAACAACGTGGTTTTGGCGCTGCTACTAAAGGCTTCACATCACGCGGTCCTTTAGCTTAAAGCAAATAAAAAATGAACTATACAACGCTTCTAAATACCATAAAGACATACACGGAGAATGACTTTCCAACCACGTCTTTTCTTGGTGCAGATGACTCAACTACTGTTAATGCGTTAAGTTCACAGCAAATCAATACTTTTATTACGCAAGCTGAAGACAGAATCTACAACACAGTTCAGATTCCAGTTTTGCGTAAAAATGTTACAGGTACTTTGACAGCAGCAAACCAATACCTCTCGTGCCCCGATGACTTTTTGTCAGTTTATTCTGTGGCGGTAATAGATCCAACTACGGGTCAATACTACTACCTATTAAATAAAGATGTTAACTTCATTCGCGAGTCTTACCCGTTTGGCGTTATCGGAGCTAATAATACGTATCAAGGCACCCCGCAAGGCACGCCAAAGTATTATGCTTTGTTTGGATCTCAATACTCAAGCATAAACGATTTAAGCCTTATCCTAGGCCCTACACCTGACCAAAACTACCCAGTAGAACTTCATTACTTTTATTATCCACCATCAATTGTTCAAGGTGTTATTGATTCCTTTGTCTTGACGACAGGAGGGTCTGGTTATGTTCCGGGTACATACTATAGCGTTACAATGACAGGAGGCCAAGGTACTGGTTTTACAGCCGATATTACGGTTAGCTCTTCTGGTGTTGTAACTAACGTAAGTATTGTTGAAGGTGGTTCTTTGTTCAGCGCAGGGCAAACCCTTAGCGCTCCTGCATCCAGTCTTGGCGGCGTGGTAACAACACCGTTCTTTATAACTATTAGTACGGTTAATAACACTGCTGGTACAAGCTGGCTTGGTGATAACTACTCTCCTGTATTGTTATATGGATCGCTTGTTGAGGCTTACACTTTTATGAAAGGTGAAGCGGATATGATTGCTCTATACGAGAAAAAGTATCAAGAAGCTATGAACCAATTAAAACGTCTTGGCGATGGTATGGAACGTAATGATGCATACCGCCGTGGTCAAACTAGCTTACCGTATAAAGGTCTATAATGGCTATCGCTCAAGGGCAATGCACTGTCTTTAAAAAAAACTTGTTAAATGGATTGGAGAACTTTAGCTCTACCTCTCCTTACGTCTATAAGATAGCACTATATAATAATACAGCCAATCTGGATAACACCACGCTTACGTATACAACTGCTGGTGAAGTTTCAGGTGGAGGGTATACCGCAGGTGGGCAGGTTTTAACTCCGCTTGCACCTCAAGGAGATAATAGCAACAATACAGCCTTTTTGTCATTTACTAATGTTACTTGGCCCAATTCGGGCTTTACAGCTAATGGCGCCTTGATTTACAATAGTACAACTAATGCGGCTGTAGCAGTTCTTTATTTTGGCGGTGATAAGACGTCACCTAACTTTACAATAACATTCCCGGCGGATACATCTACAACTGCCGTTATTTTGATTCAATAGGAGCAATTATGCACAATGAAATGACAAGCACTGGCGATTTTAGCAGCGCGTCGTTAGTAAAAAGAGCTGACTTCAGTGAAGTAGTTGGCATGGAAGGCCGTTTTGTAGCTAAGTGCTACGACAAAGACGGTAATCTCAAATGGGAAGATGTTATTGATAACTTAGTTGTTGCCGTTGGTAAGCAGCTAATGCTCGATACATTACTTGCTGGCTCTTCTTATACAGCTACTGTTGTTATGGGGTTAGTTGGGGCATCTCCTACATTTGCGGCTACTGATACTCAGGCATCTCACTCCGGTTGGACTGAAGTTGGTGGCGCTAATGCCCCTACTTATTCTGGAACTCGCAAAACTCCAGCATTTAGCTCTGCAACTTCTAGCGGTTCTTCACCAAGCAACGTAACTACCAAAGCTACCTCAGCCGCCGTAGTGTTTACGTTTACTGGTTCTGGTACTGTTGCTGGGTGTTTTATTAATATAAATGGTTCTTCCGCTATTGATAATACAACTGGTACTTTGTATAGCGCTGGCTCATTTACAGGCGGTAGCAAAACTGTTGCTTCTACAGACCAATTAAACGTAACATATAGCACAACCGCAACTTCATAATTGAGGGGTTACTATGTCTGTAACTTATAATAGCTCTCCTCAAGTAAATAATGCAGATGGTTCTGTTTCTTTGCCTTTTTCAGCAACGGATGGTAAATATACATTTGCCGATGCTATTGTCGGTAGTGCTGACTTTATTAATGGTTTAACATCAGATCAGATTTTAGCTATGCAAACACAGCGTTGGAACAACTGGTATGCCATTATTACCAATCCTAACCCAGCGCCAGTAGACCCTGACACTACAGCGAGTGCCTAATGGCTAACAGATATTGGGTAGGTGGTACAGCAACTTGGGATGCAACTGCTGGCACTAAATGGGCATCTACTTCTGGTGGCACTGGCGGTCAAACTGTACCTGGTTCTGGTGATTTAGTTTATTTTGATGCCAACTCAGGAGCAAATACTGTAACTTTAGGAATTAACCCTACTGTATCTGCTGTTAACTGCTCAGGATTTACTGGAACACTTGCTTTTGGTACACAAAATATTACTTGTGTATTAACAACAGCAAACCAATGGACACAATCATCTACCATGTCTGTAACAGGAACTCCTGTTGTTAACATAAATAACACTACTTCAGGAACTATTGGTATTAGCGTTGCTTCTGGAAGTGTAACAGAGGCAAATGCTATTAGTTTTAATATTATTAGCGGAACAGGTACAGCAACAGTTAATACTGGCGTAAAAAATTTAAATTTAACTGGTTTTGCTGGAACGTTAGCTAATAACTCAAGAACTATTTTTGGTGATTTTACCGCTGTAGCTGGAGTGACTTATACCGCTGGTGTAAATGCTACTTCTTTTTTAGCTACATCAGCTACGCAAAAAATTACTACTAATGGACAAACATTAGATTTTCCTATTACAGTAGGAACAGGAACAAGCACTAATACACTTCAACTGCAAGATGCTTTAACTATTGGCTCTACTCGAAACCTTACTTTAACTTCAGGAACTTTAGATTTAAACAGCAAAACACTTACTTGTGGTTTGTTTAGTTCGTCAAACAGTAATACTCGTTCTATTTTATTTGGAACAGGAAACATTACATTAACTGGTTCTGCTACTACTATTTGGACTACAGATACAGCAACAAATTTTAGTTATACAGGAACTCCAACAGTAAATTCTACATATTCAGGGTCTACTGGCACTAGAACAATGTCTTTTGCAAATACTGCTGGTGGTACAGAAACAAACGCACTTAATGTAAATATTAGTGCTGGTTCTGATAGCGTTGGTGTATATGGAAAGCAAATAAAAAATTTAAACTTTACTGGTTTTTCAGGGACAGCTACAAACTTTGTTAGAACAATTTATGGGAATTTGACGCTTTCTAGTGGCATGACATTATCGTCAGGCACAAACGCAACTACATTTGGTTCAGCGTCAGCTTCTCAACAAATTACTACAAACGGCAATAGCACAATTGATTTCCCAATAACAGTAGGCACAGGCACATCCACAAACACTTTACAGCTACAAGATGCTCTAACCATTGGCTCAACTAGAACATTTACTCTTACAAGCGGCACATTAGACCTCAATAATTTAACTCTTACAACAGGTTTATTTAACGCAAACAATACCAACAATCGTTCTATTTTGTTTGGTACAGGAAATATTATTGTAACTGGCTCTAATGCAACTGTAGTGAACTTAGGAACAACAACAGCAACAGGACTTACTTTAACTGGCACTCCTGTATTTAATGCTACTTATTCAGGCTCAACAGGAGCAAGGTCTATTGTTGGTAATACATCATCAAATCCATTTACTCTTAATATTTCCGCTGGTTCTGACAATATAAACTTATCTAATGCTCCATATTTTAATAATTTAAATTTTACTGGATTTAGTGGTTCTCAAAATAACGCAACAGGTCAAACTATAGCTGGAAATTTAACTTTCAGTAGTAGCATGACTTTAAGTAGTTCAACAGGAACATATACATTTAATGGGTCTTCTGGCACTCAAATTATTACTACTAATGGCAACTCTACTATTGCTGGAAGTTTTGCAGTAGCTACTTCAGGTTCAACTGTAGCTTTAAATGGCGCATTAACAACTTCAGGCACACTTTTTTTAACTTCAGGAACATTAGACCTTACAAATAATGGTGCTGGTAATTACACTTTAACTTGCAATATTTTAAGTGCGTCAAACAGCAATACAAGGGCGATTGCATTTGGTACAGGAAATATTACTTTAACTGGTAGTAGTACCAATATTATAAGTATGGGAACTGCCACAAACTTTTCTTATACTGGCACTCCCACAGTTAATTGTACATACAGCGGCTCAACAGGCTCTCGTGGCATTGTTTTTGGAAGCACAGGCGGAACTGAATCTAATGCGCTCGATTTTTATGTGAGTGCGGGTTCAGACACAGTAAGCATTACAACAACAACCTACGTCGGTACTTTAAATTTTACTGGTTTTACAGGAACGCTTACTAGAGGGAACTTTGTAACCTATATTTATAGAAACTTAAATTTAGGTGGAATTACCACTTATACTTCTGTAGTTGGAAGTTTAACTTTTGCTGGAACTGTTGCAACAACACAGACAATTACCAATAGTGGTGTAACAATTAATAGTCCAGTTACTTTTTTTGGCACTGCAATATATGCTTTTCAAGATGCTTTGACAATGGGTTCGACTCGAACTCTAACTTTTTCAAGCGGAACACTACAATTTAAGTCTGGCACAACCAACGCAGTCGGCACTTTTGCTACATCGGGTACAACACAAAAATATTTAATAAGTGATACACCCGGCACACAGGCAACAATTAGTCAAGCTAGTGGTACGGTTAGTGCAACCTACATGCAAATTCAAGACTCTAATGCAACTGGCGGGGCTACTTGGACAGCCCAATATTCTGCTAACAACGGCGACAATACTGGTTGGAGCTTTTTATCTCCTTCTTACTATAACAGCAGTATTACAGAACCAAGCACTTTGGCTGATATCGAAAGCTGTTTTAATTCAGTCAGTAGCAGCATTGTGGAAAACGCTGGTTATGCGGACAGCGAATCATTTACAGCTAGTTTTTATCGGGGTTTAGTTGAAAATTTAACCTCAAATGACGTAGAAACAGGGCAGGCTAGCTTTAATTCCTCTACAACAGAAAGTACAGCTTTACTAGATATTGAGACTGTTCAAGCCAATTTTCAAAGCGCCATAGTTGAGCCAAACACTTTAGCAGATTCTGAAAATAGACTTGCAACATTTACACGTTCCATAACAGAAACCCTCACCTCTGCAGAGGCAGAAGATAGAACCGCTATTTTATTTAGTAGTATTACTGAGGTGTCTACCGAAGCTGATTTAACGTCAGTGCAAGTTAATTTTAACGCTGCTGAAGTAGAAGGTATGGCCGTTTTAGATTCTCAAATAGGTCGTGGCTGGTTTAAAATAATAGATGATCAAAACCCTAACTGGGTGGTCATTAATGATACACAATAAGGACGCATAATGGCTTCAACATACTCTCCCAATCTACGCATCGAGCTTATAGGCACCGGCGACCAAGCCGGTACTTGGGGTACAACCACAGATAATACAGACGCCTATTTACTTGAGTCGGCAATTGCTGGATACCAAGCGGTGCCTATCGCACCAACGTCAAACAATCAAGTTTTAACATATATTAATGGCGCTAGTACCACAGCCTCAGTAAACCAATCGGTTTATGCCGCTTTAAAACTAACTGCTAGTGCAGTGGCGGCTAACTTTAATTTATTTGCACCGCCGGCATCAAAGACTTACATTATAAACAATCAGTCTGGGTATCAATGCACTTTATATAACAGCTCGACAATCGGTAATACAACAGCTGCCGGTACAGGCGTAGCGATTCCAAACGGCGCAACAGTCACAATATACTCTGATGGCACTAACTTTTTTGACCATAGCAACTACGCAATTAATAACTTTAGCGTAGGTGGGAATGCTCTAGTAAACGGAACTTTGACAGTTGAAGGCGCCTCTACTTTTGTTGGCATACCAAGCGGGCCGACTGCTGCGCCGGGTACAAATACTACTCAGTTAGCTACAACAGCATTCGTTCAAACAGTAGCTGGCGGTTTAGGTACTATGTCTACTCAAAACGCTAATAGCGTTGCAATTACTGGTGGAACTGTAAATGGAGTTTCGGGAACAAACTCAGGGCTTTCAGTAGGCTACGCAACTAGCGCAGGTAATTCTTCTACTACATCTCAGACCAATTTTTCAAATTTAACCATAGGTTCAAATCAAGTTTTAGATGCTGCTAACTATAACTCATACGCACCTACTTTAACTGGTGGTAACGCTTCAGGCACTTGGGGTATTAATGTTACAGGGTCTGCAGGAAGTACTTCCAATTTAGCATCATTAGGTGAGTTTCCAACGGGGAACAATCAAGACTTTAATAATGCTACAACAGGTGGTTATTATGATGTTGTTTGGGGCAATTATTCTGGCACATTAAATACGCCACCGGCGTCAAATGCATTCGGCGACCTTCAAGTTTTGCGTGGCGGAAACTTTATTACACAAATTTTCTACCCATACAATACAAATTCGTCTCCCTATTACCGTACTAATTACGAAGGGAATTGGACTCCTTGGATAACTGGGTTAAGCTCAGCCAATTACAACTCCTACGCACCTACCTTAACTGGTGGTAATGCTTCAGGTACTTGGGGTATTAATATTACTGGTAATGCCGCAACCGTTTCTAATGGTGTTTATAACAACGGTGGAACTTATGGAATAAATATTTCAGGAAACGCAGCAACCGCCACAAATGCTACAAATGCAACAAATGCAACAAATGCAACAAATGCAACAAATGCAACAAATGCAACAAATGCAACAAATGCAACAACAGCCACAAATGTTAACGGTAATGGTAGGGTTTTAGTTGGAGATGGTTCTGTAAGCTCTCCTAGTTTATCTTTTTATACTGATGGCGCTCAAGATACAGGTTTCTATCATCCCGGTGATGGTTTAATAAATGTTGCTTGTAATGGGCAAAATGTGGGTCAATTTAGTACTAGTGGGTTTAGTGGTAATGCTGCTACAGCTACAAATGCAACTAATGCTAGCTATGCAACCAATGCTGGTTTTGCAACTAATGCTGGTAATCAAGGTATTTTTGGTCAAGTCTTTACATCATCAGGAACATTTACAGTTCCAACTGGTGTTACCTCTCTTAAAGTAACCATAATTGGCGGTGGTGGCGGTGGTGGTAGTGCGTATCAAGGAGGAGGAACCGTTACTGGTGGTACTGGTGGCACAAGTTCATTCGGTGGGTATTTATCAGCGACTGGTGGTACTGGTGGCGCTGGCTCTAACGGCAATCCTTTATACGGGGCTAGTGGTACAAATGGTACTGGTGGTGGTTCTTCATTTAATTCTGCATTAGCGCCTTTAGCTTATGGAGGCGGAGCTGGTGCTGGAGGACAGCAATATGTCTATTGCGGTTGCTCAGGAGGTAATGTACTTGTAGCACAAGGCGGTTCAGGTGGTAATGGCGGAGTTGCAACAGGGTACATATCAGTTTCACAAGGAAATATAATTGCCGTTACGATTGGTAGTGGTGGTACTGGAGCAGCTTATGGAACTCATGGCCAATCTGGTTCTGCTGGTTATTGTTTAGTCGAATGGTAAAAGGAAAATAAAATGGCAGATAAAACATATTTACTTGTAGAAAACAATGTAGTTACTAATGTAGTTGTTTGGGATGGTGCAAGTGATTGGACTGTTCCAAATGGAATGATTGCATTAGAGCAAGATACAACTCCTACAATGGTTTGGACTACACCAACAGCTACAACAGCATCAGTATTAGAGTCAATTATGGGTATTGGTGCCATTGGGTATACTTGGAATGGTAGCGTATTATCAACAGGACAAACACAGCCAGTTTATGTTGCTCATCCATTAAAAACCGCAGCAGCTAATCAGCCTCAAACAACAGGCACAACCACAATAGCTTAATATGGTAATCAATGTTCCCCCAAAACACGATATGACTTACGGTGGAGCGGTTGTAAGGACATATCACGCCAATAAAGGTGAAGGAATACCTATGCACAGCCATGAGTATTCACACGCCACTATTTGTATGGCTGGCTCTTGCAAACTAACTCAAGATAATAAATTTGTAATTACAAATAAAGATTCAACACCTATTAATCTTTTGGCGGGACATTATCACGAAATAGAAGCACTAGAAGACGGCACAGTGTTTGTAAATATATTTGCTGAAAGTATGGGTTAATGAAAGAATACTTCGTCAAGTTAATGTCTGGTAAAGACAATGCTACCCCTGATTTGGGTCGGCATTCTTGGCTATTTTGTATGATTGTAGTTGTTGGTGCATCTATTTGGAATGCTGTGCAAACGGGTGTAATTGATATTGAAAAACTTTATATGAGTTTAGCCGCAGTAGTAGGTGCGCATGGTATGGCGCTTTGGGCTAAGGCTGGTACTGAACCAGACGAAAATAAGGAATAATAATGTGGACATCTATAACTGGATTTTTTAGTACCTATGCAAACATCATTCGAATCGGACTTTTTGTTATTGCTCTTGCTTGCGCTGGGTACGTTGGGTTTCGGATTGGTGACGCAAGATATTTGGACTACGTGGCAAAGACTGAAAGAGATAAAGCGACAGCAGCCCAAGAAGCGCTCGACCATGAAACGAAAGTAGTAGCCTTACAAGCACAAGAAACTAAGAAAGCACAAGATGAAAAAGCAGCTATTGAAAATCATTATCAACTCCTTCTTGCTCAGTATCGTGGTATCGGGTTGCGCCAATCAAGTACCAGCGGAATCAACCAACCCGCCCCCACTCCAGTACCAAGTCAAGGACTCAGATTACTTGAACCAGATGTCGAAGTTCTTATCGGGTTTGCAAAGCAATGCGCCATCACCGAGTCCGAGCGCAACGAAGTAATTGAAAAATATAACGCCTTAAGCGTAAAGTAAA